CGTGGACTCCGCCGTAGTCATGCGATTGGGCAGGTCGTTTAAGTCTTCGGGAGCCGCACTCCAATCGGTGAAGGAATCACCGACTTCGCATTTCACGTTCCGAATCTGCACCGTTCCCGTACACCCTGCGGCAGCCGCCGTACCGATGGACACATACGCAATACCGATGGGACTATACGAGGTAATGCTCATGGGGCCTTTGGTCACGCGCACCCAATCATCGTCCGTCGCCACAAAGTCCGTATCCGTTGTGCGCAGATAGTACCCACGTCCGGTGGTGCTGATGGTGGTGCCATCTGAGGCATAATACCGATAATAGACCCAAATGCCAAAGTACACGCCAGCGGTAGAAGCCGAGGTTGCATCGATACTGTCACGCTTGATGTCAAAGGACAGGCGGAGGGTTGCGCCGCTACCCGAATGCTCGAACAGATCATCCGAAACCGAAAGCTGGAGGCCGGTATAGCTAGACACCGTACCGGAAGCATAGGTATAATACCCGCCCGTGAACTTGTACGGCCCCACGGAGTTCAAAACATAATTTCGACCACCGTAACAGTCATAGCGGTACAGGCTGGAAGATCGGATGCTCGACATGAGCTGATCTGGCTGGAGCTTGAGTTCTGCGGAATCCATGCGCTCGGACATGGCGTCCATCGCCGTCTGATCTGCTTTGAGGGTGATGGCGGCGTTGGTCTGCTCGATGGCTGTCTGCGTTTCGGTGCGCAGAGTGCCGACCTCCGCATATGCCTGATAGCCCACCTGCGACAGCGGCTGGAATGCGCCGTCCACGAATCGGTACAGCGGATGCTCCGGAAACAGCATCATGTAATAGGCATTGGTCATCGTACCCAGCAAAAGGTATGTCAGCCCGTCATCTTCTGTCGGCGGCGTGCAGGTCAGATAGGTTTCCGCAGGTGTGAAGGCCGAGCCATCCAGCGTTCCGGCAATGTAGAGCGACGCGCCCTGCACCCCGGTAAAGGTGGAAAGATGATAGCGCACATAAACGCTTGAATAGGCCAGATAGGCGTTGCTGGTGGAATAGCCCGCACTGATGGTGCTGGTCATCCACAGGACAGGCTTGTTCACATTGAATGCCTTTCCTGCATCCAGTTGGAAATAGCCGTCATCATCACCGACAGCAAAGTGGAAGTAAGTGATGGCCTCCTTGGCCTTGATCGTACCGCTCTTGATGCGGTCATAGGTGTCGGTGTTGTAGTTCGCGTCTGCCCACCAGCCCTGTGCAACTGTATAGGAGTAATACTGTGCGTTTTCTCTATAGGTCAGCCGGACTACGCTACCTGCGCCGAACTGTGCGCCCAGGCGCACCTGCTGGTTGAAATAGCACGGTATCGCTCCTGTGGTCGTGCCGTCTGGCAGAGTCAGTTCCAATGTGACATTTCCACCACTGGTGTAAGGAAGCCAATATGCAATCTGTATACCATCCTTCAGTTCAGAAAAGGAAGCAACCCCTGTCCATGCGGCGGTTGTTGCGGTCTGCGTACCGACAATCATTTCTGTGCCGCCACCAGCGGCAGCAATAGATGACAGATCGTCCTGATACTGCTGGGAACCGGTTACGGTTGACACGATGGCGTCCTCCGTGATTTTCAGTTCTGCGGCATCCATGCGTTCACCGAGAGCGTCCACGGCGGACTGATCCGCCTTCCCGGAAACCATCAGTTTGAGGTATGTGTTGGATGTGATGTCCATGGCGTTGATGGCGTTGATCGTAGCTTCCCGGGCGAACAGAGTATCCACGTCAATGTTCGCGGCGATCAAGCTGCGGATGGTGGCGTTGTCACCGAAGATCTCCTGCACGTTCAGGGTCTGTGCCGTAATAGAACCCTCGATCAGCTTCTCCGTCCCGTGTATGGACTGGTCAGCAACATCATCATTGGACACCTGCTTGAGGGTCGTGACAACCTCGCCGTTCTCGTCAACGCTCACGGAATAGAAATGACCGTCTGCGCCCTTCACAACAAGTTCGCCAACGGTCAGGGATACCATATTCGCTTCGGTCACGGCCAGCTTTGCGATATAAAGCTCACCGGCGGTACCCTGCGTGATGATTGCAGTATCGGTAGCCAGATCCTTGATGTGCGACCAGTCAATATCAGCGGTCTCGATGTCCGCCTTGACCATGCTGGCAACTGCCGCCGTCAGGCTGTTGATCGCTGCCCAGTCGATATTCGCTTCGTCAATGTTGGCACTGGTAATCTGAGCTTTGGAGATGGTGGCAATATCCGCCGCCAGCGACTCAATCTGCGCCCATTCAATGTTGGCATTGATGATGTTTGCCGTAGTCAGCTGAGCGGTGGAAATCATGGCAATGGAAGCATACAGTTCATCCGTGTTGATCTGCCCAGCAGCCAATTCCTGAATCTTCGCAGACACAGCGGTGATCGCATTGGCATTCAGCGTTTCGATCAGCGCCTGCGCAATGTGCGCCTGCGTGATGGCTGCCGTCTGGATGTGTGCGCTTTGGATCGCTGCGGCTTTCACCTGCAGACTGCCGACAGATCCATTTTGCAGATGACCGGAGCCGATGGAGTTGAGCATCAGCTTCGTGCCGCTGATAGAACCTGAAGCCAGCTGACGGGCAGAGATTGTCGTGCCTTCCAGCGTTTCAGCCGCCGTTCCCAGCGTGACGCTGGTGTACTTGCGGGTAAGACAGTCGTAGGTATACTGCGTCATGCGCATGGTCACCTCGAAGCCCAGACGCTTTACGTTGACACGAACGGCATCTCCAAGGAAAATATCCGAGAGTGCGGCAAACTGCTTGTACTCCTCGGTATCCTTGCAGTTGACGAAATCGACCTTCAGCGTAACCGTGGGCATGTCGCATCCTGCATCGTACTCAGCCTGCGCGGCATTGCGCATGTCCTGATAGCAGGAGGTCAGGCTCTTGTAGTTTTCGCTCTCGGCTACCTCCTTTGCTTCGGATACCGGGAGATGAATCCACTTCGGATGCGGGAAGCTGGCAATGTTCGGGCTATCGATATACAGTTCCGGGAGATACAACACATTGCCGTCTGCATCCTCGCCGGTGGGCATGATGCGCGTGACCGCATCGGTCATATCCACGTCAATGGAGATGCCGGTGAGATTCTTCTTCTCGCGGATCTGTACCTGACTGTCCGTACCCACACGGCTGACGAGAAACACATCGAACCAGTCGCGGGCAAGCTCGGCTCCGTACTTGGAGGTCAGACCGTTCTCACCCAGCAGAGCTTCTACAGGGTTGATGTTTTCAAAGGACACATCAGCCGCGGTGCTCTCCAGATCGGAATAGAAGGTAAAGTCATGCTCAGACAGGCATCCGTCCGAGATGCTCTGCACAACAGAAGCACCGACTGCATCAGAGGCGGGCTTCACACTTTTGAGCATGTTATCCAGCAGATCATAAAAGATGTGCCGGGCGTAGACCGTCACCTTATCCAGTTCAGGTACAACTCGATAAATGCGGAACGGCTGATGGCGCAGCTGGCGTGATTCAACCACATCATTGCGGAAGCCCACATTGGTGGTCGTGCTCTGCTGCTCGGTGCGCACATAGGTCAGGTACTCGGAGGACATGTAGCCATGCTTGCCGTCCGGGCAGGTCACCTCATACCAGCTGGACGAGGTTTTCTCGATGACAATAACCTCGGTTCCTTTCTTGTACTTGCCCAGAATCTTGTACTTCGTACCGGTGCCGGAGCGAAGTCGTAGCGGATCACGGCTGGTGCTGACCTTGTAGACTTCTACATCGTAGGTGGTGGTCTGGTACTGCTGCGTGACCAGATTGATTTGCGGAGTCATGGCCGCAGGAACCGGTACACGCAGGATGCCGCCATCCGTCAGCTTCTGCCACTTGCCGCGCTCGTCGATGGGATGGACAAGCGTCAGTTCCCATTCGCCATTCAGCGTTTCGGTGACGGTGCAGGAAGTCGGGCTGACCGCGCCCAGACCGTTGTTAGAGAAGTCGGTACAGTCAGCGGGATATACGCAAATCACATTAACCTCCTCCTTCCCTTAGAGATACCGCCAGTTTGGTTCAACCGTCAGATACGTTACATTACCCGTCCACGATATGGTGCTGTTCCCGGGCGGCAATGTTGGGAAATCACCACTCATGCAGTTGTTCATCGAAGTCGTACCCGAATATGCTTCCTGCAGAACGGAATCAATCGTGATTTCGCCGTTCACATCAGAAAGCTCCACGATGGTCATATCCACGATCAGTGTGATCTCGCCGATGCCGGTCACCGTGATAATCGGCTCGGACGGTACATTGCCGGGGTTCTGCATGGTGACATATCCGCTGGTGCTGCCGCTGGCGGGCTGGATGTTCTGGGGTGCCACGTCCGATTGATACCAGAAGGGCTTGCAGCGGAAGTTTACCGCAAAGGTGCGATGCGGATTGCCGCGGAGAATCTTCTCAAATGGGATCTGATTGATCACCCGTGCATAATAAAAGCCACCGTCGCGATTGGCGAAGGTGACTGTACCGGAGCCACGCAGCCATGCGCATACGTCCGGGATGCGATCAGGCTCGGCTATAATGCAGGTGGCAGTCAGTACGAGATCATCGTATACATTGTCGCCTTCCAGCGTGGTCAGCGATCCGCTCCTGCCGGGAATGCTCGTGAACGTAACGCGCTCATTAGGCATCGTGGGTGGCGGCTGTTCCAGCACATGCACGCCCATATCGATGCTGCGTGTGCCGTTCCAGATAAACCAATCGTTCAAGGGAAGCTCCTTTCCAGCATGACAAAGCGCTGCCCATCTCTGGACAGCGCTCTGTTGCTATTGTTGCTTAGTCGATTCTGCGAATACGGTCAAAGCCGTGGATTGCTGCAAGGGTGGAGCCGTTGCTCCAAGCAACATGAATGCCGCCCGCGTCATCCACGTGGATGACCTTGCCGGTCATGCCCGCAGGCATGTCGCGGTACGGGTCGCACATCTGTTCCAGCACCACTGTGCAGCCTGCCGGGTATTGCTCCCGGAGCTTTGCCAAAACCTCCGGTCGGATGGTCATAGAAAACATCGTTGTTCCTCCTTCCCTCGTAGGTTGTGGACATTAACGCTCTTGTCGGGCAGAAAGTCAAGTCGATTTTCAGGCCATACGCAGGCCCTTTCCACGCTGCTGCCTGCGTGTCAGCGTAGCAATTTCAGTCGCCAGCGCGTAAATATCCTGCTCATCCCGGACGGTGAAGGTGTTCCCGGTAAAGGTGACATGACTGTCCTGATGATACGTTTTCTGATTAGTGGTGGCGTTATTGATGATTGCGCCCTCGCGGGCCTCATCGGTGAGATAGCGAGCGGCGTTGCGGATGACCCGCGCCTGCTCCTTGCTTTCCTTCAACACACCCTGTCCGAAGCCGCGCATCGTCATAACGCCTACCTCGTCCTCGAAAACCTCGGAAGGACTGTGGATTTTGAGCTCGGATTTCGCTGCATTGACGGCAGCGCGGGCAGCAGAGCGCATGGCGGAGATTACACCGGAGCGACCTGCATTAATACCAGCCTTCAACCCAGCTATGGCATTCACGCCTGCACTGCGCAGGGTGGTGGAAGTGAGATTTGCATTGACCGCGCTCTTTACATTGGAAGCTACCATGCTGCCGGTCGTGCCCATGCCGTAGCCTGTCATGGCGTCTGCAATGCCCTGCATACCGGCTGTGCCATAGGCAGCCAGCAGCGTGGCAGGAAATGCTGCGGAGATGGCTGCTTCGACGTTCGTTGCGGCGGTTGCAGCATCCGTGGTGAAGTCATGCGCACTCATGCCGGTGCCGATACCGGCAGCAACATAATCACCCACAGGCTTTACACGCTCGGAGGGCGAATTGATTTGCAGCGCCTTGTTCAGCGCGGTTTCAAGATTGGCAGCAACGGTCTCGGCGTCGCTGTCCCAGCCTGCCTCTGTCATGCCCTGTGCCACACCTTCAAGGATGTGCGCACCGGTTTCGGTGGTGTCCAGTCCGTTGAGGAAATCTACAATGGCCTGCAGGTTGGCAATGTCCTCCTCGGATACCTGCTTGCCCTGCATGATTGCAGCGACCATTTCTCCCACATAGGCAGAAAGCTCTGCCACCGTCTGGGAGTTAAAGTCGTTGCGCATGCTCTGATCGAGCACACCATGATTGGTGCTTTCACCGCGCAGAGTTGCCCAGAACTTCTGCCAACTATTGTAATCCAGCGTTTTGGTGTAGGAATTGATGCGATTGACAGCTGATCCGATCATGTCCATCGTGGTTGCAGGCATCACGCCAGCCCACATGCCTGCTATGGTAATACCCAGCTTATCTACCTCGTCCACCAGAGGAGAAATAGCATCGATGGCTTCCTGCGTACCCGTGACCTGCGGGGAGATCAAGATGTGCATGGTTCCGTCCTCGTCCATGGTGGCGATGGTATCGGCTGTA